GTTTTTATATATATACACTAAAAATAGTGTTAATTTTCTTGACAAAAAAGAAAAGCCAGTAAACTGGCCTTTCCTTTGTTTTAAATCGTCTTAACAGGATATTTAAGCATTTCCTGATATAGCTGTTTGATATAGCAATTGCCCCCTAATCTCTCGTACTTTTCATACATCATAATCAAATCAGATTTTTCGTAATCCCTTAATTCCCCTCGTTCTTTAACCTCGTAATACATGCCTGTTATTTCGTGGCGCAATAAGCATATAGTTCCACTAAATAAAAACCTAGTGAGGATTTTTCGAACTGGTTTCAAAAAAGAAAACAACAATGTGACCATGGTAAGTATAGCAACAACTCCAGAAGCAATCGCGAAGATATTTGTAATAGTTTCCGACATAGCCTCGCCTACCCTTCCAAAACGGACTGAATTTCTCAACGCCCTTTTTTCACCTTGTATTCTCTATCTCTGGCAAACTTCATAGCCATTTTTATTTTTTCCAAGTTAAGTATCTCTACAAATTCTTCTTCAGGCTTTTCTTTACGTTTTGAATTACCAGATCCTGTTTTTTTATTTGAATGTTTTTTATTGATATATTCGTCTTCTTTATCCGAATAATATTTTCCCATAAGTTCCCTTTTCATACTATAGTTATTTTTAAAAATTAATCGAGATGAAAATTTTACAGACGCCCATTAGCATATGGTTTTAGTCTATTTCAATAAAATCAATCTCAATTATATAGAGCCTTCCCCGCTAAGATTAAATCTTAGTTGCTTCTTTTTCTAGAATTTTCTTCATTTTAGCAACCGCTTCCTCAATAATTTTGGTAATCACGGCCTCCGTGAAAATCAAATGAAGCCATTTACCAACACCTGGAATTCCCTCTATCCATTCATGGATTCTAGCCACAACAAAAGCAAACTTTTCTTTGCCCATTTTTGAGCCAGCAATGGTTTCTTCTGCCTCTAAAACCCACTTATAAACAGCTTGACGGAATTTAGTATTTTTGAATAAGCTATACACAAATAAAGAAAGGAAAACTAGTCCACCAAGGCATAATAGTACAATGTAATACCACTCCATAATATTTCCTCCCTTTTAAGAGAGGGGGGCGGTTAAACCCCCCTATTTATTTTCTTTACTTTGTTGCAAAAGATGTGGACATGTCTTCCAGTTTAGCGTGTGGACATGCCTTTGTCTGTAATAGCACATACGAACATAAGAACAATGGGTCTCCGTGACATCGCATACGAAATGCCCTTTGCCTTGAATGATCTGGAAAGGATGCTTAATATGCAAGCAAAACTCCTCCTCAGCCATAATCTCTATCTAGCCGCGTAACTAATCTCGTATTTTTGGTAATATGAAAATGCTGCATCAAATGATGGGGCAGCCGTAGCATCCATATTCGCGGTCTCTGGACTGCTTCCAATTTCTAATAAAGTTGGAGCGCTCCAATCTGTCGTAGTTGCGGTATACTTTGTGAAACGACTTGCTGATGGAAATCCTGTGCGCACATAAGTATGTCCAATGGTTGGGGTACCACTTGGAGCCGTAGTTCCGTTAGTAGGTGTTGCCGTAGGAGCGGCCCCTGAGTCCCACCCTGTAATCGAATCATAAGCATAAAGCTTATCGTCGGCTATAGAATAGTATTCTGCTTCATCTTCAGGGCTGTAGTATACGTCCGCAAGAAAACTATCAACGTCTAAAATGACTTCAACATATGCGTCTGCAACTGTCGGCAATCCAAGTTCGTATATCTTCGCATAAATGCCATCAGAAGAAAGGGCTCTCGCTTTGAATGGAGTTGTTGCAACGCCGTCAGCCGTCAATGAAATATTTATCGCTCCATCAAGTTGAGCCAAAGGAACTCTAATTAAAAGGCTGCCTATAATTCCAGTGCAACCATTAGAAGCTTCTCCTGCTAGTTTTGCAACTAAAATTGCTTCAACAGACTTTGGAACATAGTCCGCGGCAATCGTAAGGATATTCGTTGCTCCAGTCTCAGTATAAGCGGAATCTCCAACTAAGGCTTTAATTGCCACTAAGTTGAATTTCGCGTCGGTAAAGTTTAGAGTCATCTCAGCACTGTGATAATAAACGTTTAGTAATTGGTTTCCAAATCCACCACGGGTGTCCGAGTTGGAAATTGTTGTATCAATAGATGAGTCTGTAAGAGTTCTAGCAACCATAAGAGCGGTTTCTGTGCTTAATAAAGCCGTCCCATCTCCGCCATCTAGAAATGGAGCGACATAAGCCGCATTGCATTTATCATAAAGATAAACATCTGCGACACTAACGACAAATTTATTAGCCATAATATCGTCCTCCTACGCTCTAACTGCGAAACTAAGGGTTGTTGGAGTATCAGTAACTATTCCAAACTCATAAATCTTTGCATAAACACTCTCAGAAGCTAGCGCTCTTGCTTTGAATGGAGTCGTTGCAACGCCATCTGCTGTCAATGAAATGTTGACTGCTCCATCTAATTGTGCGTTTTCAATCCAAATTAACATGCTTCCAATAATTCCCGTGCATCCAGTACTAGCTTCTCCCGCAATTTTCACCACAAGAAATACCTCAAGTGTTTTTGGAACATAGTCTGCATTAATTGTAATAATGTTCTTTCCTGATGTGGTTTCGTCATAGTCTGCATCTCCGACAAGGGCCTTCACTGCTAGCATATTGAATTTAGCATCGGTAAAGTTAATAGTCATTTCAGCACTATGATAGTAGACGTTTAATAGTTGATTTCCAAATCCACCACGAGTGTCGGAATTAGAAATCGTTGTGTCAATAGATGAGTCTGTTAATGTTTTAGCAGTAAATAACGCGTTTCCGTAAGCCAAAGTAGACGCAGAACCTGCGTTGTAAGTAAATACTGCCGCTCCAGAATCGCATGAATCAAAAACATAAACATCGGCAACACTGACTGCAAATTTGTTAGCCATATTTTTTCCTCCTTATTTTTATCTCTTTTTTAATTCTTCCGTTTTTTGCCTTGCTTTATCTAAAGCCTCTTGTCCACTAACCTTCTTAGTCAAAGTATCAACACTGGTTTTAACACCAGAATATTTATCTTTGTTACTTAAATCAGAAAGCCAATGCTCTAGCCCAGGTGTGCCAGCTGGAATCTTAACAAATCCAGACATAGACGCAGCCATAAATATTTTCCATGTTTCGAATTTGTCAACTCTTGCAATCGCTTGCCTGAATTTCCTAAGACTCAAACTATGGATGTAACCAATTTCCCATCCAGTAACAACAGCAAGCGCTGTAATTTGATTTTCAAAATCAGCCGAACTTTCTTTTCCAGATGCTTTAGATTTAAAATCAAGAGCACTATTAAGTGCGTCTCTTAGTTCTTTTGTAACCTTGTAATCAATCATTTCAACATCGTTCTGAATACCGATTATTGCCAATATATTGTCAATATCTTCTCCAGTATAAGGTATCCCATCAATCACCAATGAACCAATTCCGGTTTTCTTGTCAATAGGATACTGTATATATCCTTCGAATACGACATTCCCCTCTCCGTCTTTAGCAACGTTCCCCTTTGCGTCTTTTTTTTCCTTAGTGGCCGGTAAATCACATACAAGTTTCAATAACTTGTCAAGTAAAAATAAATGTGGTCTTTCAGTTATTGCCTCTTTCTTGTCATTCTCACCAAGATAAAACAGATAAGCAAGGAAGTCCATCTTACTTACGGCCTCAGCATCTTTTGGGGAAGCCCATAACAAAGGATCATCTTTTTCTGTTTGAAAAACTTTTTCATATGTATAAAATTCCAAATACTCCTTAACTGTAGGACATCTAATGTTTAAACCTTTGTACGGAACGGGCGTATCAAATATTAAAAAACTTTTGATATCGTTTTCTTGAATTGCCATTAGAACATGTTTACCCCCATAATGAGAACTTTCCCTTTGTAAGTCTTGCTAGTAATCGGTTTTATCATATTTTGATAAGATCTATCGGCATCAAAGAAAAAAGACCCAGCTCCTCCAATTTCGGAGTCCTGAAAAATCTTTAATAACGCTTGAATAATCATGTCTACTCTTTGTTTGTAGTTATCCAAATGATTAATCTTTGGATGGGAATAGACCTCAAAACATAAATTAACTAAACCAATCGTCCTATTTTCGGGGATAGCGCTATGCACATAAACTCGTAAAAATGTTTTTTGTTCACTCGTTCCATCATCTGCGTACGAATCTCTAAACACACAATAAGGGTCACTGATATCTTCGCCATTATATACCAACTCGGCCTTTTGTGCGGGTGTGAGATTTGTTTTGCTCCAGGCGTCAGCTGTCGTATATTTCAACAGTTTCCATATGATCTCTGCGTCTGTGTTTGTAAAAAGATGTTCAATAATATTATAAGGTAAATTTTCTAAATTTTTATATAAATTATATGCTTCTCCCATAATTAGAAATACCCCTTCAACAAGATTTTTAACTCTTTATAATATTCTCCAGATTCCCCCGCTTCACATAGAATTGTTACATAAGAGGCTGGGACTGTTAAATATTTCAAGTTATTCGTGATAGAAAAATGATTTCCATCAATTACGGCAAAAGTATAATTCGCCGTTGGTACCGTAGTAGTGATATTTGTAATAACGCACTCTCCTGGAATCGTTACTCCATCTTCCTGAAATACACAAGTAAATACTTGAGTTGACCCTTGTAAAATAGAAGAATCGTCCGGTGTAATAAGAACACTGAAAACAGCATCACCAGAATCTCCAGGATTTGGGTCAGGAACAACAAGAGGAATTCCATGCGCAACTCCGTTGACTAAATCATCAGTATCACTATTTATTTCAGAAGCCTCTAGCGTCAGACCAAGAACTCGGGCAGAAGTAATATCGTCCCAATATCTGTTCATATAGTTATTAACGCCACTGGCGGAAACCTTCCATGCTGTCCAGTTCCCTGGACGACCAAGAAGAAATCTCATGTTTTTAATAATTAAAGCACTTGAAGCATTAAGTTGACAATAAACCGTCATTTCCCCTTTAATAAGAGGAATAATATCTGATTCGGATTCATTCGAACTACTGACTTTATTATCCACTACAACTGGTATTCTACATAAAACACCAGCATCATTATAAAACCTTAACTCATTAGTACAAGGTCTCATTTTTCCTGTAACTTCAATTAACTTAGTTGTGTCTAAGCTTAAAAGCAAAAATGTTGACATCTTTCCTTCGTGCAAATAATCGAAATGTATGTAATCTCCCTCTAAAAACTGAGGTGTATCATATGGATAAGATTGAATCATTTTATATCCAACCGTCTCTTTTTCTTCTGTTCCATCGTAGACCCAAGCATCGTAAGACTGTGTATAAACAAAATTTCGATATACTGCAAAATAATCAAGACTATCTGCAAATCGATCTTTTAATGTCTCTACAACGGAATCCCTCATAGTCGAGGTAAAAGGATTTAGGACACAATCTGTTGCTTTCTTCATTGTTTTGGCCATATTATCACCCCACTAGGGCACTATAATCGCCATAGTTTCTCTTATAAGTATATTCGGAAATTAACCCTTGAACGATAGATAGATATTGACTTGAAACATTCGTATTTGCACTATCTATATGTTTAGCTTGAGAATAAAATTTTAACGAGCTTCCGGAAACGAAATATTTCATAACGTTTTCATCGTTTTTAAATCTCTCGAGATAAGGTACTATCATACCCTCTGCGAGCACTTGGATTTCACGATCATCTAAGTCCGCATGAAAATGTCCGCAGCTGTAAAATTGTGCTTTAATGGTGGCTCCAATTGCTGGGGCCGTCTCAAATGTTATAGTCTTATCCAGGCTGTTGTATACATAGTCAGTAACAATGGCTGAGTTAATCCAAATATCTATATTTTCAATAGAGCTAGGTATCGTAGGAAGAGTAAATACTTTTTCCGTTCCATCTCCGGTAACTAGATACTCATCAAAAACTGGGTCAGTTCTATCTGTGAGATCTTGCACACAGTCATATATAAAGTATGAAACTGCGTGCTTCAAGTACCCAAACATTATTTTCGATAAATTATATTCATCAAAGTTTCCGAATGAAGGCGTATTCCTTATGACCGCGTTGCTCTCGTAAATAGTTGAAAAACTTGTCATTCCCTCACCCCCATTGTTAGATTTTTATTATTTTGTGACGCGTTCGTATTCTCTCAAAGCTCTAATGGCCTGATCAATTGGAAAAGCAAAATATTTCTCAAGAAGATTTCTATTTTCATAAGGAAACTCCCCAACAACGCCCTTGTCAATTAAATCAATAATGCGGTACCATAAGGCATGGACTACATAACTATCACGATTAGAATTTGTAATAGCAAGAATTTCTTTTTCTAAATCTGCCGGTTTTTTTGCATTTAAAAGTTTCTTGATGCTAGCCTCACTCATAGAAAATTTTGGTTTCATTTTGAATAAAGCATAGAATTTTTCATCGATAAAGTAAAGCATGCCACTTTCGAAAATTTTTCTCCATTTAGTGGTATTAGAAGCAATTATGTCCTTAAGTTCCCGTTGAGAAATAGTGACTTCTTCTCTGTATTTAACAGGGACTCGCAATAAACCCTGTCTGTCCTTCATAGTAATTCCATTAATGTCCAGACATCCTATTGTAACTTCGTCAAGGAAAACGGGAGAGGCAACGTTAGCTCTAAGTTTCTCTAATTCTTTTTCTTGTTTTTCAGCAATCGCTAGTAACTTTTCATATCTTTCTTGCAACCCATCTTTTTTTGGACTTGGTGTTTGCTTCTCTGGAGCGCCTAAACCTTCTACTTTTACATTATCATTTTCATTGTTTGTACTCATTTCATTGTTCCTCCTTCTATAATTTTGATTTCTATAATTTTAAATCCACCCAAATAGGGGCAAATGTCAATCATTTGCCCCAAGTGGCGTGTTCTCTTAAAGAGAACTTACTTGTAATGGCTTATTCTTTTCAGCATAGTATGTTGCTACTCTTAAACTGATTGAAGAGCGAATTGGCTCATTGTTGCAATTCCAGCGTCAAAACTCATGAAGTAAGCATATTGTTTTGTAAGAGTTGCGCCGTCTTGTGGTTCAACTTGACGAACACGAACATAATTCTCACGAACTAGTTTTACCGGTTTGTCTTGTGCTGCAGACATTAATAAAACCTTGTCTGTTGGAATCAATAACTGACCAATAGCCGTAGCTAATGTTCCGCTAAGAGGTTCGCTGTAATCAAAAGCTTGATTCAATTTCACATAATCAATTCCATTTACATGGCTGACAAACGCGTCTTTGATGTATTGATCTTGAATTGCAAATCCACCATAAACACTTGAAGCAAGCTCCATAGCGCCGATACCAATTTTACGTAACGCGCTGATAGTTCCATAACCAACAACAGGGGCATTGTTTACAGTTGATAGAATATCGATAATTGCAACATGGTCGTCGACATCATAGCTTACAGGGGCGAAGACTGTGCTTGTTAAAAGAGCGGTTGAGAACAATGTGTTAACAACGAGTTTATATTGAGCGTAAAGCATACCCATGATAACTTTTGCTGTTTCTTTTGCCCAGTCAAGATCTCCTTTAAGAATTCTGATAAGATCCATAGAAACACCAAGGCTATATACTTTTGGAGTAATAGTCAATGGTTGAGCTGTAACACCATTCAAGAATGTTACTTGAGATAAATAACTATTTCTTTGAGCAATTGGAAGCCCTTTTGTATCTAAACGATAAGTTTTTGAATTACCTAAGCCTACTGTGTCTACGTTTGCAATCACGTTGATTGCATTTGATTCAAGAGTTGTGAACACTTGACGAATAACTCCCGTTTCGATAGCGTTATAAACGCTAGTGAACATAGGATTATCTAAAGCATTAACAATGTCTTCATCTGCGGTTAATTCAGCGTATCCGGCTTTTTCTCCACAGAAAGCTAAACGATCTTTACGTCCCGCTTGCACTTTCTCATTGTAAGAAGTTTCGTCTCCTAGAGAAAAGCGACTGACAAGCCCCGTTCCACCAAAATCTCTGGAAAGAGCATGTTTTACAATGTCTGCTTGTTCGTTGATGATTTTCTTCGCATCACTAATTTTCTCAATTCCTGAGAAATATGTCATTTCTTTAACGTTTTCCATTGTAGTATCCTCCCTCTCCAATTATTCCAAAACCTGAACAACTGCTGTGTCCAGGAAGGTAGCGCCGAAGTTTCCACCAGCACGGAATTTCTTTAAAGCCAAAATCTTTGCTGCGCATAATGTTCCTGAGGTTCTTGTGTCAACTACTGTAAGGTAGTCTACGGCATTTGTTGGCTCTAAGAACTTACCAACAGCGGCTGAACCGGAAATTGCGTCAGTTGAAATTTCGAATTTGTTTCCTACTGCCATGATAATTGCTGGAGCAACTGCCCCCGCTTGATAACCGAAAGTGCTGTAGTCTGGATTGCCTTCTGGTCTACGACCATCCGCCATTGTCTCAAATTCTCCACCATTAACGATTAATGCTGCATACTTCTCTAAGTGAGCAGTAGCAGGTGTGACAGCTTCCCAAACTTCTAAGTTTCCGCTTAGAGAAGTGTCTAAGTTTACTAACATAATGACTTGCCCTGCGTAATAAGTTTCTCCAGTTGGGACGAGAACACTAACAACGTCTCTGTCTAGAACTTTAAAACCAGCAGGTCTGCAAATATAATTTGCCATATCTTTTTTTTCCTCCTTGTATTATTATTTAAATTTTTTGTTTTATTTTACGGCACAACTTGATTTCTCATGATAAGGAACTGCTTCTTCCTTTTTCACTGGTACTTCCGGGCGAAAATATGGATTTTTAGGGTGATCTGTTTTATCGCTTTTAATTTCCGCATTTTCAACTTTTTTCCCGATTGCAAAATCCATGACTTTTCCTTGAACTTGTCGTTCGATTTCTACATAAGATAAGGTTTCAGCTTGCATAATAAGATCTTCTTTAAATGTTTCTTCGTAACAATGAGAAAATCTCTCAATGAATGCAATACTTTTGTCTTTCTCTTCTTTCCGCTGATAAGCTTTTAATTCAATAATCGCGCTGTTGTAAGAATCTTGTTGCCCTTGAAATTGTGTCTCAAGCGCCATACATTTTTCTGTTAATGCATTGCACGATGTTTGCAGCTCGGAAATTACAACATCTTTTTCTCCTAACTGTGAATTCAATTCTGCCATTTTGGCTTTACAACCTTCACTACAACCGGCTTGAGTTGGGTCGTTTTCGTCAATAGCGTTTTCAACAGTCTTCTCAGGAACTGGTTTTTTATCTTCTTCTTTATGTTCCGGATCTTCTGCAGCAACTTGAATTTCTGTGTTTTCTGCAATTTCATTCTCTGGTTCGTCAACGTGAATAATTTCTCCGTCATGGCGAGTAACAGTTTCAACTATATCCGCGCTTTTGCCATCTTCTGGATCATAAACATGTACTTCTTTCGTAATCGTTTCCTGAGTATCAACGTAGATTTCTTTGTTCTCTACTTTTTCAGCAGAATCGTCTACTTGTTTGTCGTCCACTTTTTGCCCTCCTTCTTTTAAAAGATTTATACTTTCAGCTGATTCGCTGTTAGTAACACTCATAATTTCTTCTCCACCATATAACTTATGAAGAATCTGTTTATTTGTTACGATGTTTCCTGGAGCTTGATAAGGATTAATACTAAAATATTCCTTAATTAGGTTTAACTCATCCTCAAATATAAACCCATATTGAACCGCATCTTCTGCGATAACGCAAGCTCTTTTGTTCCCACCCCTATTATGTTTTTCTCTTAATTCCAAACCCTCTTTCATATTATTCAATACATTTTCCGGTAAATAATACTTTTTTTGAGAATTGAAACAAAGATAAAGAGTATTACACTTATCTTCAATTACTTCATCCTTCTTGAAACGAGCAAGCTTCATTGAACTACCCTTAATACCTTCAGGTATTCCATTGCCAAGAGCGGTAATTGCTTGAGGAATAAGTTGATCTACGACAATATAATTGGCGGCATCTTTATGAGCCTCTGCTATTAAAAATTCAATACTTAATTTCACAGAAAACTCCCTATTCATCAAAATTTGAGTTATATGCGGAAGAAGGGTCTTATAAACAATTACTTCAAACGCAATAAAGGTTTTTCCGTTTTCTTCCTGCAATTCAACTTTACTACTCTCTGGAATAATACCAAAGACACGAATATCATCAACGTCATGAGCTTCGTCTTTAGGCCCACGATAATGCTCTTCAAAATCTGTTTTTTTTCGATTTAAAATACCATACATAGGTAAATTATAAAAAAACGGAAGAGCTTTTTCAATAGTAGCCTGCGGAACATCATAACCATGGGCATTGCGTCCAAAATGAAGAGCTCTCACTTCATAAACAGAGTACATTTTATTTTCATAAATAAGCTTATGAAAATCAAGTTCCATCTTAATGCTATTGTTTGTTTTCTCCGTTGTCATGTAGAATCTCCTCCTTTTTCTTTATTTTATTCGGATTATTTGCCGTCCACTCTGTCAACAATCCTTCTACTCTTTTTGTTTTTACAAAAGCCCAGATTGTCTTGCCCGATTTAGTGGATTTATAATGATCAATATAGATGCATTCGTGCATCAAAAGAAAGTTACAAAGATTAATAGATCCACACTCATAAATTGGAACCTTCTTTTCTTCAACGATTTTTTCCCAATTAACAATATATGACATCATCATCACCTACATAACATCAAAGATTTTAACATACCATTCGGGTGCGTGCATGTCAAATAAAATCACGTTTTCATTGTATAAAATAGCTTTATTCTTTAATGCTTCGGCACTATAAACAACTTTTTGAAGACGCACAATCATGTCTTCTAGTGCAACTTTAATAAACATATTATTCAGTTGCTCTGCAAGATCGATTGCTTCCTGTAGTTGTTCTTGTGTTTCAACAGTAATATCATACAAAAAACTGAACATATCTGTCATTGTCTCAAAAATTTCTTCTCCCGCTTCTACCGCTGGATAAAGACTAGAAGTTCCTGTCAAATCCTTTATTTCAACGATTTTATCGGCAGCTTTAAGGGCCCAAAAATGAGCATAGTCATTGTGAAAAATATCCGCAAAAACAATACACCTAAAATCGTGTTTTAATAAACTTGCGATTCTATCGCTTTTTTTGTTCATAAAAAACATTCGAGCTTGTAATTGGTCTAATGTTTTTGATAATGTCTCGTTCATTTTTATTCCTCCTCTTCTTGCTTATTTTTTACAACCGAACTTTTTGCCGGTTTGGCCTTCGCTTCTTTAGTCGTAGGACGGCCTCCGTCTTCTGGCGTCCTTGTTGCAGAAGTTGTAAATGGAATCATATCCTCTTTAACATCCTTAAGATCATCTCTAAGTATATTTTCAACATTGAACGGCTCTACTCCATACGCAGACATTAATAAATATGGATTACTAATAACATTAGATAATTTAATCGCATCCGCTTTTTCTTCGCTGTCCATCATCAAGTTACCATAAAAAACTATAGACCACTCGTACTTACTGCTATTATCTTTATTAATCAGAAAATTAAAAACATTGGATAAGTAAGTATACATGTTCGCAGAAGCAAAACCAAATGTGCCACTAACAGCATATTCAAGAGCCTTTTCTGATTTAATATTGTCACTAAATAACCCCGACTGAAGTCCAGCACTATCATAAAACTGACTGTTTCCAATCCCGTCTAACGTTTGCAATACATCACTCGTTGTCATCTTAATAGACTCTGGTTTCTCAAACAAAGATGCCGCATGTTTAATATAAGTAGGAGACACTCCTTGAATTGCCTTAATAACCGCTTCTGCCTCCTGATACGTCGTTAGAAGCTTACCTGTTTTTTCATCTCTAGGAATCTGATGCACAACAAGCGTGTATAAATCAGCCGTTGCCTTTTGCTTTAAAAGAGACCTATACGCTATAGTATCCAAAGCTGAGGGCATAGCTCCTGCTGTCACAGGAACTCTTGAACCAGAAGCTTCGTCAAAGACAACACAAACTCCTTCATCTAATGCCACAGAATAATATTGGGCAGTTCTAATTGTGTCAGAATTTATGGGTGAACCCATATATTCCTTTAAATTTCTCTGGTATGCAGCCCTAATTTTACAAAATTTAAGGTAAGCAAAATTTAACTCCGGAAGATTTTCAAATAAATACATGAATCTGTCTAAAAAAGTTAAATCAATTGCCCAAGTGTACCCAAACAAAGTAGAGGGCCCCGTTATATAACAATATTCCGTTGGAACGCTAAGAAATCTAGTTAAACCTTCTTCTTCGTACAAAAGCCAAAAGGAAACTCCCTCTCCTACAGTCTTTCTATCGACAAGGCGAGCCTGGTAAGGAATGTTAAGCGATTTTAATTTTTTATAAATTTTCTTTTTAGACGCGATATATTCCGCCGAGTTTGCTTCGTTTTTATCTAAAGGTGTGTCACATTTAAGGTAATATTTAAAAGTCTTAATATCACTCAAAAGCGAAACAACTCTATTATACGCCATAACGCTACTTTGGATTGTTCTAGAAACGCGTCTTAATTGCTCCTCGTTTTGACGAGGATTAAGAAGCAAGTCTTGAATCTGTGCGCTAGTTAAAGCGATAGTAGGCATGAATTCATCCATGACTTGTTCTCCAACTTGAGGAGTATAGCCAGAACTAAGCATTGCCTTTCTAGTGGCACTTTCTAGCTTTCTTAAATCTAAAAGAAGCATATCTGTATATTGTTTAGACTGATAAGCTGTCGTCATATCAGAAATAAAAGTGTCTATGATCATTGTTTGCCTTTTTGTGGCTTTTTTTTTACCGTTAACGCTCTCGTCCATTCGTTCAAATTCCTCCTTTCATTTAGGTGAAAATTGCCTTGCCGGGGTCAAACCCGCCAGGATTTCCTCCCGAATTTAATTTATTCATAAAGGAAATGATATCTTCATTGCTAAAACTTTTTAAATAATCTGTTTCTAAAAAATCAATATAATAACTAGCCATTCCCAAACAAACAATCCGGTCTTTTCTCGATTTCGGTTGTTCAACTAATTTGACATAACCTCCAACAACCTTTTGATCTAAAGAAATGGCCTCTGACATTAATCTGGCCTCTTCTTTAAACGGTTTTAATAACCATGCTCTAGGCGTTGATTCATCTAACCATTTACTTTGCATGTTTTTTGCCATCATATTTTCAGCATCAACATCGCTAATTAAAAAATGGATTTTTCCAGATCTCAATCTGTCTTTAAGCGCGAACCACATAGTTGAGTTTGTTTTATCGGTTCCGATAAAAGGATAAATCATATCCTTTGCGTCCGGAGATATTACTCTGGCTTCAAGGTCTATTCTAACATCTTCTGAAATTGATTCATGACGAATAGCCTTAATCGCCTCATATGTAACTCCCCTTATAGGATCATGTAAACTGTCAGTTAAAACGTCATAAACCCCTTTTCCGACGCCTTTGCAGTCTAATACAATAATGTCAGCATCAAAATCTTCCATAACTTGTCTGATGCGAATTGCCTGTTCCTTGGTGTTGGCCCCAGAAAACGTCTCCATATAAACTTGCTTTCTCAGCAACCCCATAACCCCATTTTCAAAAACACGAAAACACTCAATTGCGGTTAAGTCATTATTAGCGGTTTTCGTAGACATCGCAAGAGCTATATCTATTCCAACAATTCTTCTTTCATTATCTTTTCGAGGCAAACTGACGTATTTTCCAGAAGCATATTGCTCTGAAGTACAAGGATACCAAGCCTCTGAAATTTTTTGATTTTTTTCAAAAAGAGTTCTCCTAAAAAAAGCTTCTTCGCTATCGCTGCTTGGAATATTTAAATATTCGTGTTGCCAAGTAATAGCATCAAAAGCAATTCTATCTGTCATAATATCCTCTTTGGTTTTAATGTTGTGGAACAAAGGAGTTAAATAGTCTAAAGTCAAAACAGAAACCTGATTTGATTTTAAGATTCCGTTTGGATCTCCTCTTCCGGCAACTAGCATTTGTTGAAGACAATGCTTATAAAACCAATTTGTTTTTTCTTTGATACTACCTATATACAACTTTCTAGTAGGCTCTTTAATGTGACTATACTTCTTTTTCATTCTAAAAGGAGCAGGTCTTTGAAAAGAGAAAGGTAATACAATCTGGTCTAAAATCTTTTTTTTTACAGACGCGGCCTCTTCTATAATGATTAAATTGGCGCGGTATCCTCTACCGCCCTCTGTCATTGGCACAACGACTATAGTGGAACCATTTTTAAAAACAACTTCTGAATCGTCTTTGTTTTCTTTTACTTTGATGATTTCCCTATTTATGTTTGGATGCTGTCTCCTAAAAACCTGTATTGTCCCAATAATTAGGGCAGATTGTGCTTTTGTAGGAGAAGCAATAACCGCTTTGGTATTAGGATATAAAACACAATAGCCACATCCAAAGAGAGCCGCAATCCACGACTTAGCCGAAGCCCGGCTTGCTGGAACTGTAGAAGATATCTTATTTCCTAGTTCGTGAAGCAAGACCTTTTGATAATCATATAATTTGATTCCAAAATATAGACTAATAAATTCATCCATATTGCTTCTAAAAAATGTATTCCACTCTATAATATTGTTATATGCTCCCTCTTCTTTTTTCTTTGGCTTTAATATTCCTTGAATGCTATTCATTTTTAACGTCAGTTCCCTCTGCTTCGATTCCTCTAACAGTGGTCTCGTCAATTAAAACACTAAAATCTCTAGAGCCCGTAATAAAGTTCTTCAAAGAACGCACAAAAAGAGAGTTGATATATTGTTCTATATTATTTGTATCAAAATATTTATCTTTTCTTTGGTCAAGCCACACAGCTGGAGTACCTTTTTCTATTGTTTGAATAAATACCCCCCAGGCTTCTTCCCCTTTTTCACTATCAAGTTTTGATTTATTTGGAGTCGCACCAGCTTTGTCCATGAGTAGAGTAAGAGACTCATAATCTTTTTTAGTAATGTCATCTTTACTCGCTCTTTTCTTTTCAATGTCAAGTTGATGCATACAAAGTTGGCGAATTAAGAGAGAAACAGCTGGGTCCTCTAAATCTTTTTTTTGATCCCATTCTGAATACATGGATTCAAGGGAAGCAACTTCTTCGTCGTCATAGCTTTTTCCCCATTTTCTTTTTAAGTCGCCTTGTTTCTCGGCTGTTCTAACGGCCATTTGTTCATCTATAGATAAAGCACTCTTATAATCCTCATATCCAGCCGGACGAGCTCCGTAAAAATCAAACCGTGTTATTCTAACTTCATTAAAGTTCTTAGAACATATTGCCAAATAACGAACAAAAGCATCCTCCGTGTCAACCAAAATATCCGCATTGACCGGAGTAACAGCCTCTTTATCCGCCAGCGGAACTGTAATGACCTCGTTTATTTCAGCTATTAGTTTGTCTACAACCGCAGGATAATATTCGTAATCTAAGATAGCGCATGTTTCATAAATTGCATTATGCAGTTCCCCATGTAACTGATAGAAATTTAAGAAAATTTCTTTTGAACACTTTTTACATACAATTAAAAGCCCACTTGAATCTAAAGGACTAGCAGATGAGAAAAATTCGCTTGCAGGTTTATCACTTTGACAAACTCTACAATGATGAGACCTTAATCTTATCTCAAAATTTTTAGTTTCGTGGAATTCTTTTACTTCAGGTGTAATGTCGAAAAGACTATCTTTAAAGCTCTTTTTGCCATGGGCTCCTTTATTCATATTTAACAACTTCAAATAATAACCAAAATACATGATGCTGTTGTCCTTCTTAGCTGCGACTAAAGCCCGTTCATGTAAATTCATATCAAAATAGATATTGTGTTCGCGACAAAACTCTACCGTTGCCATCTGGTTATCGGCATGAGCATTTGTGCATTTTTTGCACACAGGTAACAGTTTCTTAGTTTTTGGATGTGTATAAAATCCGTCTTTTATCTTGTGC